GGGTTCGATTCACCGAACGCCTGGGTCGTGATCACGCCGTCAGGATGCCTTCGACGAGATATATGCCTTGACGGCATCGGCGCGACGCTGGGACAGGCCGACGTTGTACGAGGCCGAACCCGAACGGTCCGCATAACCCGCCAGCATGACCTGCGCGCTGCCGCAGTTGCTGTAGGCCGAAACCGCATTGTCCAGAATGGTGGCGGCGTCAGGCGTGATGTCCGACTTGTCCCATTCGAAGAAGACGATGTACGGCCCAGGGCTGCACCCAGCGACCGGCGGCGGAGGGCGGCGGCGGAGCAGCCGGTTCACCACCGAAGTTGTAGGTCAGGCCCAGCAGCAGGCTGTGGGTGCGCAGCTTGGTGTCGACCGACGAGCCGGCGGGGCCACCGATGGTGGTGTAGGCCGGGATCAGCTTGATGTCGTCCTGGTTGAAGAAGCGATACTTCAGCGAGACGTCGACATTGTTGGTCAGCGGATAGCGAACGCCAGCCAGCGCCTGCCAGGCGAAGCCGGTGTCGGAATCGTTCACCAGATCGTTGGCCAGCTTGCCGCGCGAAACGCCGACACCGCCGCCGACGAAGCCCTGCAGGCCGTCATCGGGACCGAAGTCCAGCAAGCCGTTCAGCATGAACGACAGAGCCGAAGCCGAACCGCCGAAGCCGCTCTTGTCCAGATCCACCTTGGCGCGCTTGTAAGCGGCCTCGGCCTCCAGACGGAAACCGCCGAAGTCATAACCGATATTGGCGTCACCATCGAAGCCCTTGTGGTAGTCCACGCCGGCAACCGTGTTGCTGGCAGCGCCGCCATTGCCGGGGGTGAAGGTGATGTCCTGATCTTCGACGAGAACAACGCCGGAATCGATACCGATATACCAGCTATTGTCACGCGCCAGGGCCGGGGTGGCCAGGGCGCTGGTCGCAAGCACAGCCGCGAGGGCAAGCTTCCGCATCTGAATTCCCCTTTCAAAAGTGTCACGAAGGACTGCTGAAACCCTGTATCGGGTAGAAAGTTTCATGGCAAGTCCACAATTGGCAAAACTGTTGCAAAAATAACGCAGTTAACCCTGTCGCCTTCCGTTGGCTCCTAATTCGAAAGGGCAATTCTGGTAAAAGGCGGACACAGCGAAAGTCACAGCAGGATCAGCTTGCGATCAGTCCATGTGTCCGCAGCGCGCCCAGAATTGCGGCAAGGGCCGAACGCGCCTCCACGTCGACTATGGCGCCGCCCGCCGGATTGGCGACGGCCGCCACGGCCGCGCCCACGACCCGCTGCCCACCGACATAGACGCCATCTGCCCGCACGGCGGAATCCTCCCAGCGCGCGCCGTCATGCCGCATGACATGCCCCCGGTCCGCGACCCATAGGGAAAGGCCCGCGCGGGGCGCGGCGAAACGCCATCCCCCTTCGGTCCAGCAGGCCAGGGCCCCATCCTGCCCTTCCCAGGCGCCACCTGCCCCGGCGGCCACGATCCAGCAGTCGCCAACCGTCGGCGACGCGGGCGGCTCATCCCGGTCGGCGCTTTCCACGGCACCATGCAGCAGCATGTCGATCCGCGCCAGCGCCTCGTTGTGAAACAGCTCCTTCTGCGCCTGCCCGGCGAAAAGCTGGGGCAAGGCCCAACGGAGCGTCGAGTCCATCACCATGATTCGATTGTCCTTTTCTTCAGAAAATGGCCATCAGCCGACCAGAACGATCCGCGCCGCACGCCCCAGCGCATAGGTGCCGATCTGACGGATCTCGACCGCCAGCCCGCCCGAATGGCCCATATCCTCCGCCACCGCGGCCGCGTCATAGGTCCAGGGCGAACGGTCGGTGACGATCCTGCGCAGTTCCGTCGACCCTGCCCACAGGCGCAGTTCATAGCTCTCCCGATCCTCGCCCAGGGGCACGTCGGCCCCGCCGGTCCAGCGCCACCCGCTCCTGCTGCGCCTGGTCCAGCCGACGATCCAGCCGCCATCTCCGTCCGCACGCGCCGTGACATGCACCGGGGAAGGCGGCGCCAGGGCTTCCCCCCTTATCGTCAACAGCGCATCGGCCGGCTCGCTGTCGCCGACCCCGATCGCGGAGACATGGAGGCTGCCGCCAATCTCCACCCCGCCATAAGCGGCGAGCTCGACCAGCCGGTCCTCCTCCAGCAGCAGGAAGGCCTCGCCCTCGCCGTGGGAATCCATCGCCCATTCGGTTCCGAACAATCCCCGCCGCAGCCCTTCCAGCCGGAAACTGGCCGCGCCGGTCTGCACCACATGGCTGAACTGGACCAGTTCCCGCCCGACGAGGCACAGATTGCGCCCCAGCCCCAGCGCCGCCTCGTCCGCCCCCGCCAATTCCATGTCCGCCGACAGCAGAGTGACATGGAGGGCATTGATCCGGTCGATCATCGTCACGCTCCCCGCGGCCAGTCCATTGTCCGTTCGCCCCATCACGGCGCGGCCGGCCGTCCGCCCGGCAGGCGAAGCCTCCCCCGTCGCACCGACCACGAAAAGCGCCGCGCCGCGCCACGCCTCGCCACCGCTCGCCGCCGCCACGATCAGGGGAGCGGCCGCCGCCCCTTCCCTGATCGTGGGCAGATCGGCCAGCATCAGCGTGGTCGGGCCATGCGGCGTGTCGGCCTGCCGCACCATCGCGCCGGAGGACGCCCCCGGCGGCATCGCGGCGCCCGCCCCCGGCAAGCGCCTCAAGGCGAGGCGCACGGCCATCGCCTCCCATTCGCGCTCCTCTATCCGCCACCGGCCCGGCACGCCTTCCACCGCGACGACATCGCCCGGCGCATGGCGCAGCGCATCCCATCCGCAGCGCAGCGTCATGGTCGATCGCCCCGCCCAGGCCATCCCCAGCTTCCGCGCCGCCAGCGACCGCGCCTCCTCGCCCGACAGCACCATCGGCAGGTCCACCCCCTGCTCCAGCCGTCCCGGCCCCGGCCGGCCGATACGCTGCACACCCGCCTGATAGTCGCGCGCCGGATCATGATAACGGATCGACAAGGCCGCCGGCACGCTGTCCGCCGCGCCGCCCGCATGCTCGAACCCGTCCAGCGCCCGCCCATTGACCGACCGGCACAGCGCCCCCGCCGCGATCGCCGCCGTCCCTTCTCCCTCCGCGGCCCGCAGGCGCAACCCCGCCTCTTCCGCCACGAAGGCCAGGCCGAACGCCTCCACCAGCGGCGCCAGCGCATCGCCCACATCCGCGCCGCCCGCCGCCATGCCGGCGACCGCGCCCAGCCCATCGCCGGTCAACATCCCCCCGCTCAACGCCGCCGCCAGACCGGCAATCGCGACCGGCCCCTCGTCCGCCTCCACCTCGAAGGTCAGTGAAGGAATGCGGTTGCCATAATCCGCCAGCGCCAGATCCTCGAACACGGCATAGGCGATCCCGCGATGCGCCGGCGTCGCTCCCACGCCCTCCGCTGCCGCGATCAGCGGATCGACCGCCTGATCCTCGCCTCCGCCATGCAGCCTGAACGCCCCCAGCTCGGTCTTGAAGTCCCCCGCCGCCCCGCGCAGCAGGTTGCCGTCCGCCCAGATGCGCCGCACCGACCGCACGGCCCGCGCCGACAGCGCCACGGCAAAGCTCGCCGAATAGCTGTAGCTGGTGACGCTGGGCCGCCCCTTGCCTCCGCCGCTCCTGTGCCTCGTCTCCTTGAGGTCCGTCGCCCAGATCACGGTTCCCGCCACCCGCAGCGTCCCGAACAGCCTCGGCACCTGCGACCCATAGGTCGACGTCTGGACCTGAACCTCGTTCAGCCGCCGCCCCTCCACGCCCTTGGGCCTGAACAGCACCGCATGGTCGAAGGCGTTGCCGATCAGCCCGCCGATGGCGCCCCCCAGCGGCCCGCCAATGGCCGTGCCAAGGGCGGTCAACACGATCGTCGCCATAGATTCTCCTATTCCGCCCGCCAGTAACCCAGCACCGGCCAGGGCGAAGGCCCCGGCATCTCCACGACGCGCCCCACGCCCGCATGGGCATGGACATGCCCGCCCGGCACGACGATCATCAGGTGCAGTTGCAACGGCCCCGGCCGCACCAGCGCCAGATCGCCCTCGCGCGCCGCATCGACCCGCCGCAGCCCCGCCGCGCGCAGCCAGTCCGCCGCCCGGCCCTCATCCCCGGACCGCAGCCCATATCCCTCCGGCGCCGCCCGCCCCAGCACCAGCGCCGCCAGCCCGACGCAATCCAGCCCCCGCTCGGGCAGCCGCCCGTGCAGGCGGAACCGCACGCCCACCAAGGCGCGGGCCGCCGCCACGACCCCGCTCACGCCGCCCCCGGATAGCGCGTCAGCAAATCCGTCCCCGGCAGATAGGGCTCCCCCCGAAAATTCACCGCATTGCCGAACCGGCCGACGCACGTCGCCAACTGCCGGTCGCACCCCTCGGTCAGCAGCGCCAGCGCGCCCGCCTCCACCGCAAAGGGCGGCGGATCGGTTAGGCCGACATCCTCGGCGCCATTGTCGATCACCCCCTGCACTATCCCGCCATTGGCCCCGGTCAGCCAGCGCAGCGTCCCGAAGGCGTAGGCCCCCGGCTCCAGCCCGGCCACGCTCGCCACCGCATCCTCCACCGCGCCGACGGCCACCACGCGCCGCCGCCCGGCCAGGTCGACCCGGCACTGCCTGTCCCCCAGCGCAGCCCGGCAGTCCGGCGAAGTGGACGGCGCGACAGAAGCCTTCAGCGCCGCCATCGCGCCCACCAGCTCCGCTGAAAAAGCCCCCGCCTTGCGCGTCACGGCCCCGATCTCCCCCCGCGCCAGCAGCAGCCACAGATCGCCCGGCGCCTCCCACTCGGTCAGCCGCAACTCCAGCCCGGCCCCGTCCCAGCGCCCCGCCATCAGGTCCGCCTCGCTGATCGCATCCGCCACCAGCGCGCCTTCGACATCGCTGTCCGCGCCCTCCACCCCGATGCCGCTGCGCACGGCGGAAGGCGTCATCCCCGGCGCCGCCCGATAGAGCAGATGGCCGATCTCCAGATCGCGATCATGGCTCGTCAGCCCGATCGTCACCCCGTCCCGCCGCTCGATCCGCCAGCAAAAGGCCAGCGTCGCCAGCGGCTTCTCCAACGCTTCCAGCCCGCTCATTCCCTGATCTCCACCAATGGCACCGACGGCGCCTCGCCCGCCGCGAAGGTCGCCCGGTTGATGTCCAGCCGGTCCTCGGCAAAGCGCACCGGCACGTCAAAGCGGAAACCGGCCGTCAGCACCGCCCCCTCGGCGGGCGCGACATCGAAGGCGATCACGCCCAGCCCGGCATGGCTCCAGCCGCCCATCATCTCCACGCCGTCCACGGCGACCCGGATGGTCCCCGCCACCGGCCGCGTGATCCGCCGCGCCTGCGCCTCCTCGCCCGCGCCGTAGAAGCGCTGCAAGGGAAACTCCGCCCGCACCCCGTCGCCCAGCCCCAGCCGCTGGTCCAGCGGCCCCGGCGCCTCCCCCATGCCGCAACTGCGGTCATCGAAGGGATCGCTGAACCGGAACCCCCGCGCCGCGCCGCGCCGCGCCCGGAAGAAGGCGATCAGCGCCGCCATGTCCGCCTCCGACCGCACGCCCGGCCCGGCATCGAAGGACAGGCGCGCATTCGCCCAGTCGCTGCTGCGCCGCTCATGCCCCGAAACGCTCTCCACGACCTGCGTCGAAAAGGCCGGCGCGACACTCGCTTCCCGTCCGACGCACAAAGGAAAGGACACATCGTCAAAGGCTTGCATATCTTCCTCCCCATTTAATCTGAAGCAGGTGAAGCCGTCCCGCGCCACCTGCGGCAGCGCCCAGATGAAGGTCGCCGCCGTCCCCCGCCGCACCGCCGCATCCGCCGCCGCCGCGATCTCCCGCCATTGCGCGGCATCCTCGCCGCGCAGCACGAAGCCCGAAAGATAATGCTGCGCCTCGACCGGATAGCCGAGCCGCTCCACCGCCAGTTCGACGCCCCGCGCCGTCAGCCGCTCGCGCCCCTGCGTCACCCAGTCATAATCTTCCAGTTGCAGCACATCGAAGGCGGGCGACGCCCATCCCAACGGCATGTTCGCCCGCTTGGCTTCCGGCGCCAGCGGATCGAGCACCGTGGGCAGATAGGCGAGCAGATGCGTCACCGCCCCCGGCGCCACCCCCTTCACCCAGGCGCAGAGCGCCGCCGTCGATGCCGCCAGCACTTCGCCCGCCCGGTTCAGCAACGCCTTCTGCCCGGCGCTCAGCGTCCCCCGCACATCCGGGATCGACACCAGCGCCGTCCCGAACGCCGCCCGCGCCGCATCGTCATACAGGCAGATGCGCCCGTCGGCGGGCATCACCCACCACCAGGGCTCGCCCACCTGAAATCCGATCTCGAGTCCAGCCGCCAACCCGATGGAAACAAAGGCCCCTGCCACCAGCCGCAAATAGCTCATCGCCCCGTCATGCGCAGGGGAAAGCAGGGTGGAGGGCGGCGACCAGCCCGTCAGCGCGGGCGCGCCATCCTCCGCCCGCTGCTTCCAGTCGTTCCAGCAATGCGCGTCGAACAATTCATAGGAAAGCGACCAGATCACCCCCAGCCCCAGCGCCTTCGCCCGCCGCGCGAAATCGGCATGCCAGGCGGCGCAGGGCGCGTTCAGCACCCCGCCGGCCTGGCTGATGTAAAATCCGCCGGCCAGCGGTTCCAGCCGGAAATAATGGCTCATCCCGACATAATGGTTGATGTCCCCGCGATAGCCCAGCGCATGGATCGACGCGACGATCCGCTCCGGCGTCTGGTTGAAGCAGTCGTCATAGCCGGTCGCCATCGACAGCCCATGTTCGGGCAGCACCGCATCGCCCACGCGCAGCACCGACCCGGCCCCGTCGCAGCGCATGTCGGAAAGCTCGCACCACCCCTCGACCCCGCCGGCAAAGGCGGCGCTCCCCGCATCGTAACCGGGCGCGGCGAGGGAGATGAACATCCGGTCCACATCGCCTGCCCAGACCTCTTCCCCTTCGCTCATCAGGAATCCGCTTCTGAGCGCGGCAAAATCCAGTGTGATGACAGCATCTTCCGGCCCGCCGCTCGCATAGTTCCACAAGCGCACATACCAGGCCCGCGCATGCCCCGCCGCGTCCCTCCCCTCGATGGTCAGCGTCGGCCCATGCGTCTGGTCCAGCCGCCGCAGCCCTCCGCTCCGCCAGCGGAAGCGCAGCACGCAATCGCGAAAATCCCGATCCGTCTCATAGGCCAGCAGGGCATGGCTCCACTTGTCCTCCGCCTCCCAGATCAGCCCCGCCAGATCCCCGGACCCGTAAAAGACGGCATCCACCCGAAGCGCGTCCGGCGCGGTGGTGACGACACCCGCCATCATCGGCCGGGGAAAATTGACGGTCCAGTGCGTCGGCGCGAACCGCTTCATGAACCGCGCCTCCTGCCCCCGCCGCGCATCGGCCAGCCAGTAAGCCAGTCTACTCATCCGCTTATCGCCCCCCTGACCGCCCGGGCACCTGCCGCGCGCTGCGCGCCAGCAATCGGGCGCTATCCGCCCCCTGCCCCTGCACCGCGATGCTCACCCGCACATCCCGCGCGCCACCACCGCCATGGGGAACAACCTGCCCGCTCGCGGTGGGCACAAAGACCTCCGGCCCCCGCTCCCCCACGACATAGGCCCGCCCCGGCGCCACCGGCCCGCCGGTAGCCCGCCCCGGCAAGCCCAAGGCGGACGCCGCCAGCCCGATCAGCCCGCCATCGCCGCCGATGCCGTTCATCCCGGCCCGCAAGGCGCTGGCCGCGATGTCGTCCAGCACCCGCAGCGCAATGGCCTTCAGCTCCTCGAAACCGAACTGCCCGGTCCGCACCGCCCGCAACAACCCCTGCTCGATCCGCCGCCCGGCCCGCTCCGCTCCCGTCGCAAGAGGCCCTTCCAGCTCCCCCCGCATGGCCTCGACATCCCGCGCAAAACCCTGCCTATCCGCCCGCACCCGCACGACCAGATTGTCGATCTCCTCGTCCATCCCTCTCACCTCGCAACCGAAAAGAAAAAGCCCCTCCCTTCAAGGGAGGGGTTTGGG